GGGTGCCGTTCGCGTTGACCATGGTCACGCTGACGGTGGGCACCCGGCCGGCACGTTTACCGAGGATCAGTTGCTGGATCGCCTGCGCGTCGTACACCGACGCCCACACCGGTTCGAGGGCGGCCGGGGCGCTGCGCCGGCCGTAGCTGGCGATGCTGGTCGTGTCCTCACCGGACACGACCGCCGTGGCGGACTGCAGCGCCGTCGCCCGCACCTGCAAGCCCTCCACCACCGCCGTCCCGCCGATCGCGGTGACCGCGATCGCCGCCGACTGGCCGGAGGTGCGCGACAGCGTCACCGTGACGCTGCCCGCGGCGGTGGTGTAGTCCACCCCGTCCGCCGGGGTGATGGCGTCGAAGAACGCTGCGCCCGACTTCACGGCCAGGGTGACCGTGTCGGACGCGGCGACGACCAGGCGGGTCGGCGCCGTCCAGATCACCGACGGCGCCGGGTCCGGGGTGCGCACCGTCACCTCGAAGTCGATCGAGTTGACGATCTCCTTCCAGCCGTGGTTGTAGACCGCCGGGGTGGACAGCACCGGCTCGGTCGCGCCGCCCGAATACCAGGTCGACTGCACGGTCAGCGACGCCGACCGGGTCAGCCGGTGGTGCCGGTCCCGGAACACGATGTTGCCGGCGCCGTCGCAGGTGATCAGCGCCGGCGGGCCCTCCGACGCGACCAGCTTCATCGCCGCCTCGAAACAGTCCTCCGCGTCGGCCCACCACCACGGCATCACCGTCGCGCCGGCGTCGATGTCCCGCAGTGCCGTCGGCCAGCCCACCGCGTCGAGGAGCCGGTGCAGCGCCTCCCCGGTGCGGATCCCCGAATACAGCTCGGTGGACACCTCGGCCCCGCGCAGCCGGCCCAGGGCGTCCAGGCAGGTGACGTCTATCGACCGGTCCTCGATGTTGGGCTTCAGCGTGAAGTCGTCGAACTGGCCGCTGAAGATCGGATAGTCGACGCCGGCCAGCGTGCCCTTGATGTAGACGCTGCGGCCGGGCAGCACCTTGCCCGCGAGCGGCGAGCTCGTGTTCTCGCTGCTGTAGTCGCGGGAGATGTTGTTCAGCTCGAGATTGACCTCGGCCGGGGATGTCGGCGACATCGCGCGGGCCTGGTCGCGGCCGTACCGCACGACGATCGGGGTGCGCCCGTCGAGCACCCGGGAGCTGACGTCGTCGCCCGTGTCGGTGAAGGTCCCGCTGTTGGACCAGTCGACGTAGACCTTGTAGCCCGCCCTGCGAGGCAGTGGCGGGCCGAGCGTGTTGACGTTGTCGATCTCGCCGAAGTTGTTCGTGCCGTCACTGCGGTGACACTCGAAGCCCAGGTTGACGTCGGTGGCCGCGGTCAGCCAGGCCGGCGCGGCCAGCGTGCGGCGGGTCGTCCAGGCGAGCCCGTCCGGGGCGCTCTGGAACAGAATGGTGGCGCCGGAGCGCAGGATCCGGAACCAGGCGTGCGTCGCGGCGTTGTAGACGATCGGGGTGGCCGTGACGTCGGAATAGCCGACCCAGTTGACGCAGGAGAAGACGCCGGCGACCTGGTTGATGAGGAAACCGACGGAGGTTCCGGCGGCCTGCCCCGCGGAGTGCAGCAGCATGGTCATGTAGCACTGGCCGGTCGCCGAGGCCGGTGCTGGCGGGTAGACCCGGCAGTAGACGTCGTCCCACGTGTACGACGTGGCCGTCCCGAATCCGTTGAAGCCGGTGTCGCAGGCGATCTGGACGCGCCCGCCGGTCTCCGACACGGTGCCGTAGTTGCCCGCCCACAACCCGGTGTTGATCGAGTTGTTGTCGAAGTTGTCGATGATGCTGCTGGTGGCCGGCATCAGATCCGGCCCCGCGCCTTCAGCTTGTCGACCACCCCGGTCACCCACGTCTCCAACTCGTAGCGGCTGCCGACCGGGCCGGAGAACTGCAGGACGACGGTCGTGTTCTGTCCGCCGCCGCCGGCGGCGGACATGTGGCGCTCCGGGACGACCCGCTCCCGCTGGTAGTTCTCACCGAAGGAGTAGGTGCGCCCGGACGCGCCGACACCGTAGATCGGCTCGGTGATGTCGCCGCCGCCGGACATGGCCACGTGGTCGTGGGCGTTGCCGCCCGCGAAGTTGTGCTGCCGGTAGATCGCCCCGGTGTAGGTGTGGCGGCGCCCGTTGAGGATGTTCAGGTCGTTCCAGGGGGTGATCAGTTCCTTGATGCGGCTGAAGTACCGGGCGTTGAACCACTCGGCGAGCGGCCGAGACGGCGGGTAGTCCACGGCCCGGCCGAATCCGTGATAGGACAGGTTCCCGCTCAATGTGCGCGCGCCCGGCCGGTAGTCGGAGATGACCCGCATCCCGGGGAACGCCGCCCGCACGGCCGCCTCGATCCACCGGTACGTCATCCCGCCGGCCGGTGGGCCGACCGCACCGGCGACCTCCGCCGGCGACGGGATCCGGGTCATGCCCGCGGTCACCGGGAACGGCCACGTCACCCGGCCGCCGCCCGCATAGCCGGGCGGCAGGGCGCCGTGCTCGTTGGCGTAGTCCAGCAGGCCCGGGTGCTTGGCTTCGATCCTGCGGCGGGACGTCTTCTTGATGACCTGCTCGTCGGCGTGCACGACGCCCGCCACGTCGTGGGTGTCGCCCGGACCGGTCCAGCCGCCCCGGTCGTAGCCGGCGAACATCCGCCGGGCCGGGGCGGGCAGCTGGGTGCCCTTCTTCAGCGCCGCCTGCACCTGCGACAGCAGCGCCAGTTTCTGCCCGGTCGGGGTGTAGTTCGTGACCGACACCTTCGTGGCCACATCCGACGGCATCCGGCCGTAGGCGGCGATCAGCCTGTCGACCTGCGCCTTCGTCAGGCCCGACTGGCGCAGCGTCTTCTTCAGGTCCTCGATGTAGCCGTCGTACGTCTTCGACGCCGCCTTGACCGAGCCGGTCTCCTCGTACTTGGCCTGCGCAGCCTCGGCCGCCGCCTGCGCCGCGTTCCCGACCGCGATGCGGTTCTTCAGCGCGGACGCGCTGTTGCCGTCGATGGCGAGCTTGTTGTCCTTGAAGGACTTGGCCACATCGTCGATGGTGTTCTTCGCCGCGAGGGCGGCCTTGTCGCTGGACAGCATCGCCCCGTGCAGCTGGTTCCACACGTCGGTCATGGTCTGCCCGGCCTCGATCGCCGCGTCGAGCGCGCTGGTCATCGTCGTGGCGTTCGCCTGGGCCGAGCCGAAACCCTTCGCCAGGCCGGTATTCGCCGTCGCGGCTGACGCTGCCGCCGCCGTGTAGTCCGGCAGCATGCCGGTCAGGATCTTGAAACTCTCGGAGGTCATCGATCCCGACGCGGCCAGCTGGTCCAGGAAAATCTTCGCCTGCGAAGCGCCCCCGGCCTTCACCAGCTCGGCCAGAGCTAGGTTCAGATCCGTGATGTCCTGCACGGCCTGCGGGTCGACCGGGTTCCAGTTCGCGGAGGCTTCGGCGGCCGTCAGCCCCGCCGCGTAGTCGGCCTGCGCCCGGGCCAGGTCGTTCATGCCCTTCGTCACCGACGACACGTCCTGGCCGATCCTCTGCAGCTGCGCGCCGTAATGACTGGCCAGTTCGCCGGTCGCCGTGCCGGTCGCGGCGAAATCCTTGATGGAGGCGGTGAGCGCGTCGATGTCGGCCTTGACCGGGGCGTGTTTCGCCTCCATCCAGTCGCCGAACAGTTTGAAGCCCTCGAACAGCACGCCGATGCCCAAACCGGCGACGCCGAGCGTTCCGGCGACCCTGCCGATCCTGCCGATCATCGTCACCGCCGCCGCACCCTTCGGACCCATCCCGGAGAGCGCGTCGGTGAACTCGGTGACGGTCTTGCGTGCCTTCAGCAGGCCGGTCGCGCCGAGCAGGCCGGCACCCGACAGCGCCGCCAGCCACACCACGCTCTGCTGCACCCAGCTGGGCAGGTTCGAGAACCCGGTGACCAGCCCGTTCAGCGCCTGGGCGAGGCTGCGCAGGCCGCCGTTCGCGCCGGTGCCGGCCTGGATGGCGAGGGTCTCGATCGAGCCCTTGAGCCGTTCCAGGTCACCGGCCAGGTTGTCCGTCTTAATCCGCGCCGTCTCCGCCGCATACCCGGAGTCGTTCGTCTTGTTGATCCAGGTCTGGATGCCCTCAGCGCCCTGCTGGTACAGCACCGACGCGGCGCGGGTGGCGTCCGACCCGAAAATCTGCGCCAGCGCGTGGTCCCGCTCCGCCTGGGTCAGCCCGCCCAGCTTGTCCTTCAACTGCCCGGCCAGGGCGGTGATCCCCACGAAGGCGCCCTGCGCGTCGTAGGCGCTGATACCCAGGTCCTCCATCAGGTCCTGGGTCTTACCCGACGGCGCCTGCAAAGCCTGCAGCATCGTCTTGAAGCTGGTGCCCGCGTCTGAGCCGGTCATCCCGGCGGACGCGAACGCGGCCAGGGTGCCGGTGGTGTCCTCGATGCTCAGGCCCGTCTGGCCGGCGATCAGGCCGACCTGGTTCAGGGCGGCGCCCATGTCGGCGACCGAGCCCTGCGCCTTGCTCGCGCCGGCGGCGAGCAGGTCCGCGACGTGCGGCAGGTCCTTGCCCTGCAACTTGAACTGCGTCATCGCCGACGCGGCCAGCTCCGCGGCGTCACCGACGCCGATCTCACCGGCCGCCGCCAGGTCCAGGGCACCTCTGAGTCCACCGCCGAGGATGTCCGCCGTGGTCACACCGGCCTTGGACAGCTCCTCGATGCCCTTGCCCGCCTCGGTCGCCGAGTACTGGGTGTCCTTGCCGGCCTGGATGGCGGCCTTGCGCAGCAGGTCCATCTCGGCCGTGGGCGCGTGGGTGGCCGCCGACACCGCCGACATCTGCTTGTCGAAGTCGGCGGCCATCTTCACGGCGACACCGGCCACCCCGAGCAGGCCGACACCGAGCATGGTCGCCTGGTGGGTGACCTTGTCGAGCTTGCCGGCCTTGGACGCCTTGTCCAGTTCACCGGTGAAGCCGAGGGTGGTCTTGCCCGCCTCGCGCATCTTGCGGTTGTAGTTGGCGGTTTCGGCCTCGAGCTTCACGCCGACGGTCCGCATTCAGCTCACCGCCTTCCGCATCGAGATCCGCCACAGCCGGGCCGGGGCGTCCGGGTTGTCCTGCGCGCCGTCGGCCTTGGCCCGCTGCGCCTCGAGCAGCGCCGCGCACGCCCGGCACGTCGTCGACCGGGCCGAGTACTCGGGTCCGTCGTCCTCACGGGTGGTGGTCTCGGCGACCGGGTAGCCGCACCCGCCCGGGCACAGCGACGACCGGTACACGGCCAGGGCGACGATCTCGGCGACGTCCTGCTCGGTGTAGCGGGGCTCCCGGGTCGTCACCGACCGGATCAGCCGGTTGCGCCGGTCGTAGAAGTGCCGGGTGGTCTCGGCGGGTTCCCGGCCGTCCAGTTGCGACGGGGGGACGCCTTGCTGGACGGCCGCCTCTACTCGCTGCCGGAACGCTTCTTCACGAACGAGGCGGCGCGCGAGAAAGGGACGTCGATGGCCCCGGCGTTCAGCACCCACGCCGTGTAGGCCAGTTCCTGGAACTGGTAGTCGGTCAGCAGCCCGTCCTCGACGGGTTCGCCCGCCGCTTCCCGGCGGGCACGCTCGGCGTCGTCGTCGCCGAACAGCTCACGCCAGTCGTCGTCGTCCAGCGCCGGCTCGACCACCGCAGCCCGCAGCAGCGCCGGGTAGAACGTCTCCCGGTTCACCCCGAGCGCGGCGTCCTCCTCGAGGGGGTTGCCGTCCTCACCGCGGCGCGGCGGGTGCGCGTTGCGCAGTGCCCGGAACTTCGGCCCGCCCAGCGCCCGCACCCGGAAGTTGTCGGTGTGCTCACTCATCTGCGCCTGCAAGGCTTCGATGCGCTCGACCAGCGGCTGCGTGCCGGCACCTTCGAGGGAGTCGTCCGGCTGGTCCTGCAGCCGTTTCAGGGCCCGGTCGGCTTCCTCCCACTCGGCGACCAGGTCACCGCGCAGGCAGATCGGCACCGACCGTTCCGCGGCGCGGAACTGCTTGAGGCGGGTCTTGTAGGTGCTCACTTGCCCACCACTGCGATGGTGACGGTCTCGGTCGCCACATCGGCATAGCCGACGATGTAGTCGCGGCCCTCTTCGTTCTGTCGCTTGCGGACCACGGTGATCATGCCAGGCTCGATGAACACGGTCTTCAGAGTCCTGATGTCCGGGTCGAGGCCCATAACGGTCAGCGCCTCACGGAGTTGGTCGAGGGTGACCCGGTGTGCGTCTTTACTCACGGTTTCTCCCGTCCCGATGTCCCGATGGAAGTGCGCGGCCGGCGTCGGGACGGCGCCGGCCGCGCACGAAAAAACCCTCCACACCGGGAGGGCCGTCGAAGGTGGATAGGGACTACGCGACCGCAGCGCGGATCGTCGGCTGGCCGGTCAGCTTCACCGGGATGTCGAAACGCTCCGGCATGTTGTCGTCCTGGTCGAGCCACGACGTCTCGGAACAGATCACCGGGAACACCGCCAGGGGCTGCGCCGACGCGAACGCCGTCGCCGCCGCGAGGCTCTTACGGCGGGTCAGGAAACCCGCCACGTCCGGCAGCAGCGTCGCGTACACGGTGTCCGTGCCGCTTTGCTTCTTGAACCGCAGCTTCGGGCCGTTCAGGCTCCGGCGCCCGTTCGTCGCCGTGTCGAACGTCGACTCGATGCTGGAGGTTGGCGCGTCCGCGGTGTCGACCTGGAACCCGGTCGCGCCGTCCTTGGTCATGAACTGGCTGATGCGGATACCCGCGTTCAGCTCGATCGTGGTGGGCGCGGCCTGGACGGAGATGGCGGGAACCCAGTCCCAGCGCTCCTTGCCGTCGCCGATGATATCGGGCAAATCGGTCTCCTCAGCTCTTGTCGCCCGCGGCGACGGACTTCGGCTTCTCCGCCTTCACGGCGGGAGACTCGGCGGCCGGGAACACCGCAGGCGCCGCCGGCTGATCGCGGTTGAACGGGTTCGGCGGCTCGGCGGGCGCGCCGGGCATCCAGCCCTTCGCCTTCCACGCCGTCTCCAGGACCCCGGCGGGGAACGCCGCCGGGTCGGCGATGCCCTCGTGGCGGCACCACACCATCTCGGTGCCGGCCGGCTCGCCGGCCTCGACCCAGCCGAGGCCCAGCCACCGGTCACGCTCGGCGGCACCCTCGACGAGGGCCTTGCTGCCGGTGTCGTCGGCCATCCAGTACGTGGTCTTGCCGGACATCGCGGTCACCCCTATGCCTTGTAGATTTCGTACGTCATGCCGGTGATCGACGAGAAGTTGACGGTGGCGACACCGGTGGCCAGGTTGATCGCGGACAGTGGCACGAGGATTTCCCGGTTGCCGGTCGCGGGCGTGGCGAGGGGGGTGACAGTGCCCGGGTTGCTCTGCTGGGTGAAGTTGGGATCGAGCACCGACACGTTCGTGAGGGTGCCGGTGGTGATGATCCGCATCCGCATCCCGGTCGCGCCGAAACAGCCGGTGCCCAGGAACGTCTCGGATGTGGTCGGTGTGATCGGGACCGGCGTGGTGAGTGCGCCCGCGGAGACGGACGGCGCGGTGGACTGGAGCGCCATGCGGCGCACCCCTTTCTGTCAGTGCGTACACACATGGTTTACGCAGGTCATCGCGTACAATGGACGCATGGCCGAACAGTGCTCAGACTCCGAATGCGAGCGCCCAGCCGACGCGCGCGGCATGTGTCCGATGCACTACCGGCGCTGGTATCGAGCGCTCGGTCGTGGTGGTCGCCATTTACGGCTCGCGCCGATGGACCGCTTCATGAGCAAGGTCGACAAGTCCGGACCTGTGCCCGACTACCGGCCCGACCTCGGGCCATGCTGGCTATGGAAAGGCCACATCGGCGAGACCGGCTATGGTCGGTTCACTGTCGGAGTAGCCATTTCGCGCAATGCGCATCGATGGCTCTGGGAACAGGTCAATGGTCCGGCGTCGTCCAAGCTGCACACTGATCATCTGTGCCGGGTGCGACGATGCGTCAATCCAGATCATTTGGAGTTGGTGACCCACTCCGAGAACATTCTCCGTGGCGCACATCCTCGCCCCAACTCGTTCAAAACGCATTGCCCGCAGGGTCACCCGTACGACGAGGCGAATACGTACTGGAGCGTGAAGGGCGCTAGACGAAGCTGCCGGGCATGCGCTCGCGAACGGAACCGACGTCGGCGCGCTAACCGGGAATAGATCTCAACACATACTGGTCGATCTGGTCCATGGTCAGCACGCCGGTGGACTCGTCGCGCTGCGGCGGCATCCCCGACTCCCGGATGATCGGCCAGCACGACCGGCCCGCGACCGTCGGCCGCACCGCCACCAGCGCGGTGCGCGCCAGGTCCGCCATCTGCCGGGCCGCCTGCGCGTTACCGCCCACGCAATGACACGTCGCGGTCATCTCGAACCGCCACGCGTTCGCCTCGAAGTCGAACTCCGGGTCGCTGGAATCGAAGTAGGCGAGCACATACGGGTTCGTGCGCGGATCGGTGCCGTCGTCGACCCGCCCGTCGAACACCTTCCGCGGCGGCGCGACCACGGCGTTCAGCAGCGCCAGGACGGCCGCCGCGTGCTCGTCGATCACCGCCGGTCACCGATCGCGTCGACGGCCACCTTCTCCAGGAAACCCAGCCACACCGGGACCTCCTTGTCGGCGGCCGGGCGCCAGTGCGGGATCGGCGCGCTCGTAGGGCTGCCGTTCTCGACCCAGACGTCGAGCTTGCCCTGCGGCCGCTCGTGCTCGGCGCCGACCTCACCGACGACCAGCGAACCCTTCGTGGTCACGTCGTACGTGAACGAGCGGGCCAGATGCGGCAGATGCGAATGACCGCGGACCCGCCGCTGCGCGTCCTTCTTCATCATGTTGCACGCCATGCCGGTCACCTTCGCGACCTGCCTGGTGATGTCCGCGCCGGCGCGCTCCAGGTCGGCGGCCAGCTCGTCGAAGCCGTACTTCTCCACCCTCATGACGTGATCTCCAGAACCGTTACCCGACGCGCGGTCAGGTGCGTCTTGCGCAGCACGTCGCGCACCGTGAAGACCCTGCCCACCAGGTCGGGGTCACCCGACGCGGTGATCGCGATCTGGTCGCCCTCCCGCAACCCGGTCACCGACATCGGCAACTGCACCTCGTGGCGTTCGACGATCACGTACGCCTCGGCGGCGTCCTGACCCTGCCGGGTCGCCGCCCGGGACTGCACCCGGCACTTGCCGGTGTACAGCGTCGCGTGGGTCGGGGTGATGACACCGCCGGACGTGGACTCGCCCGACTTGCGCTTGATCACACAGGTGTCGGTCATGCCGGCTTCAGCGGCGGCCCGGCCGCGGGCGGACACCGTCTCTCGGGACATCGCACCTCCCTATGGCCGCGGGGTGATCCCGGTGTACGGGCGGGCGGTGATCCCCGCGCCGGGCCGGGCCGTGGTGCCCGAGTTCGGCCGGGCTGTCGTCCCGGTATTCGGGCGCGCCGTCGTCCCGGTGTCCGGCCGGTACGTCACGTACCGGATCCGCACCGACGCCGGTGACGACCCGGCGCGCAGCCCGGCGGGTGCGTCCGGGATGGTCGAGTCGGCCGACGCCAGCACCCCGGCCGGGGACGTGCCCAGCCGGATCCCCGCCGGCGTGTCCACGGCGAACGCCGAGAACACCGCCGTGGCGGTCGACGCTGCGAGCCGCACCCCGGACGGGATGTCGCCGGCGAGCGTGGCGTAGGTGACCGTGGCAGGACTCGACCCGGCGCGGACCCCCGACGCGACGTCGGCGGCGAACGTGGACGACCCGGCGGCGCCCGGCGACTCGGCCAGCCGGACCCCGGCGGGAGCGTCGGCGACCAGCACCGTGACCGTCGTCGCCGCCGGGGACACCGCCGCCCGCGTCCCGGACGGGGTGTCCGCGAAGACCACGTCGAAGACGACCGTGGCGGCACTGACCCCGGCCCGCAGGCCCGCCGGGGCGTCCGGGACGAACGTCGACGACCCGGCCGAGGCGGGACTCTGCGCCAGCCGCAAGCCGGCCGGCGTGTCCGATGTCAGGACGTCGAAGACGACCGACGCCGCAGACGCACCCAGCCGGGCACCGTTCGGGGCGTCCGGGATCAGGACGACGGTCGTGACCGTCGCCGGGGACTCCGCTGCCCGGACGGCCGACGGCGTGTCCGCGACGGCGGTGGCCGGGCCCGCCGTGGCCGGGGACTCCGCCAGCCGGACCGCCGAGGGGCTGTCGGCCACCAGCGCGGCGAAGGCGACGACGGCGGGCGACTCGGCCAGCCGCGGCCCGTTGGGGCTGTCGGCGACCACGACGTCCGAGACGACCGTGGCCGGCGACTCCGCCGCGCGCACACCGTTCGGGGCGTCGGCGGCCGTGACGTCCACCGCGGGGGCGCCCGCCGCGTTCTGCCATTGCGCCTGGTTGCGGAACGCCAACTGCAGCAGCAGGTACGGCGGCAGCGCCCGGGGCGCCGAGCCTGCGACGGCGGCGGGCCGCAGCGCCCCGAGCCAGCCGGCCATCGTCAGCGCGCCGAGTGATGCCGTCCAGGTGCGGGTGCCGGTCGCCCCGAACAGCGCCTGCGCCTCATGGGCCTGCGCGGTGCGCTTGCCCGCGTTCTGGAACTCCTGGGTCATGCTGCCCGGCGCGGTCAGCGTGGCCGACGTGTCCGCGTCGACGCCGGCCCCGGAGACCAGCAGGGCGCCGTCCGTGACGGTGGTGATGCCGCCGATCGCCAGCGGTGTGGCGGAGGCCGTGGCCGAGGATGCGTTGACGTCCCAGGGGGTGCCGCTGTCGGCGCCGGTGAACGCCTGGATGCCGCCGCCGTTCTTCAGGACGGCGGTGATGGTGAACGTGTATGTGGAGGGTTCACCCGCGGCGGACGCGACGACCTTGTAGAAGGCGTACTGGCGGAACGCGGCGGTGCTCAGCGGCCACGTCGGGCCGGGAACCGCCAGCCAGCCGGCCGGCGCGGTGACGGTATCCACCACCGAGGCGATGGTCATGGTGGCGACCATGGTGTCGCCGTCGAGCAGGGTGCCCGGCTTGGCGATGACCAGCGTGTTGGATGCGGTCGAGTTGCTGGTAGAGGTGGGCAGGCCGTTCGGGGTGACTGCCACGCGGGCCTCCCCCGAGCGCTACAGGGTCGGGGGTTCGCTTACGCCAGGTGGCCCGTGACGCTGGTCGACTGGAGGCCGAGGAAGACCAGCTCGCCGTCGCCGCCCATGGACACCGTGACGGCCGAGCCGGGGACTGCCAGCAGCTGCCCCTGGGCGATACCGAAGCCGGTGGTGAACGAGACCCCGTTGGTCAGCGTCGCCGTGCAGTCGATGATGTAGGGACCGGAGTTGTTGCACCAGATCCCGGTGATCGCGCCGGTGGAGTCTTCCCACTCGATGCCCAGGTCGTAGCCGGGGCCGCTCGCGAGCGGGTTGGAACGCTGGATCATCTGTTTAGCCCTCTCTCAGTTCAGGATCAGTGCACGGATGTCGTCGACCTGCACCTGATTGGAGGCGCTGGACGCAGAGAACGCGGCGGAGACGCCAATCGCCCGCTCGATGGTGGTGTCGATCGCGACCGTGCGCAGGGCGGCGGTCAGCGGCATCGGCGCGTCCGCGGCGAACGTCGTCAGCGCGGTACCGAGAAGCACCTCACCCTGTCCGAGCAGAGACCCGGCCGCGTCGGCCTTCGTACAGAAGCCTTCCCACCGCATGATCCACGGCCAGGCCGCGGCGCCCGAACCCGTCGTGAACGCCGTCGAAATGCACAGGTCGATGGTCATCACGAGAGCGCGGGTGCCGATCCAGAAGCCGAGGCTGAGGGTCGGCGTGACGGTGGTCGAGAAGTTGCCGCGGGCGCTGACCTCCAGCTTGCTGCCGGCGCGGAGCTTACCGGCGGGGATCACCGGCACGTTGCCGAGCGTCGTCACATTCTGCTTCGTCGTGAACGTGTTGAACGCGGCGGACGCGGCGATGGGGAACGGCCCGACCGGCTCACACAGGTAGATGTCCACCGGAGGCCCCCTACGGGATGAAGAAGTGCCCGGCGCGCAGCACCGAGTGCAGGTTGATGGTGAAGTTCCCGCCGCCGCCGGTCTTGTCCGAGACGAAGTCGATGTAGCCGAGCAGCGGCTGCGTCGCCGCCGTGCCCGGCGTCCGGTCGGACAGCACCGCGTACCGGCACGGCCCGAACGTCGCCGTCGTCCAGTTCGGATCCGAGCAGCCCGCGACGACGATGCCCGAGCCGACGGTCTCCCACGTCACCGTGCCGTCCGAGGTCTCCCGGCCCAGCACCGTCGAATAGGTCGGGAGACCGGCGCCGGAGGTGCCGGCGACAGCGCACCGGTACAGCAAGCCGTTACCGGTGGCGGGTCGCACCACGTCGTCCACCGCGTACGCCGTCGAGTTGGCCCGCTGCGTGGCCCACGAGTTCGCCGCGGTGAACGTCATCGTCGGCGACACGATCGCCAGGCCGCCCGCGGTGTAGCCGCCCGCCGTGGAAAGCTCGTTGGTCAGGTCGCTGACGTAGGCGTGGGTGTCCTGGTTCGGCGTGTACGTCGAGGTGTGCAACGTCCACTTCAGGGCGTCGGAGTCGTAGTCGATCTCCTTGTTGAGCAGCTTCGCCGGGGCCTGGCGATACCACTTCACGGCGGCTCCTCAAACGTCGATGGACATGCGTGAGCCCCGGCCTGGCGGGACCGG